TCGCATCTCTAATGATAACCTGTAAATCTGTGTCAGCAAAGATCTTGAATGTGTAGTTGAAGGTATCAAGAGTACCATTTCCAGAGTATGAGTTCTTTACTGTAGTTGATGATATTGTCATATTACTTCCTCTATATTAAATTCTTTATCCTTTGTCTATGGTTTTAACCAATAACTTGATCCATAATTTTGATATGCTTTTCTACGCATTCTTCTAAAGTAACCTGGATCTAACATTTCTTTTACTTGATAACCAATTAAATAATCATACACCCATTTAGTATAATATAAATTTAAAAAAGGTGTATTTCCTTCTAAAATTTCATAATTTTTTTTAGCAAATTTATCAATTTTTCCATCCATTAAATCACCTAATGATTTTATAAATTTACTTAAATCTCCAATAGCTGGTCCTAATGCTGTTTCTTGTAAACTTCCACCATAACTATTTTTTAATTCTGAATATAAGAAATCACCATATATGCCTAAACCACCACCTTGAATTAGTGCTGCAAAAAAATCTTCAGTATTATCTAAATCTCTTGGAGTTCTTCCTTTTAAAATATCTTTAGCGGATAAAGCTAAATAACCAAACATTGTACCTAAAATAAGTTGTGTAGTAATACCTAAACCACCAGCAACTAATTTACTTTCACCTGGTCCATATCCTTTTAATTCTCTGTTGATAACCTTCATCCATATAGATACAGGAAAGTTTTTAAATTGTGTAAACAATCTCATTAATTCACCTTCTAAAGTACCTCTTTTAAAACCTCTATTTAAAGTTGCTCTTACAGCTGCATCTGGTTCTGGAGTTCCATGCATAGCTCTATCTAATAATATATTTCTATAAGTAATTTGTAGATCAAGTTTAAAATTTTCTGCTTCAGTTTTTGTAACTTTTTTATTTAAATATTTTGATATAGCTTCATTTGATATTTCATCTATATTTTCAGCTGTCATATAAACTTTACCATCTGCTTCTAAAGTTGTTATAGATCTTAACATATCCCATTTACCAGAATCAATTTTATATAAAGTTAATAAATTTCTCTCTCTTTTTGTAAGTTTATTAAAAGGTGTATTTTTTTTCATTCCATACATTCTTGCTAATCCAGTTGTCATTCCAGATTTTAAAGAAGATACCCACCAATTTAATCCATTTAATTTATAAAAAAGATTAGATAATGAAGCAAACTTACCTGTCATATCTCCTCTCATTGACATTTTTTGATTCATTGTACCTATTACTGTATTACTCATAACACCAAGAACTTCAGCTGCTTGTTTGTTTCTTCCTAATCCAGTTAAATTACCTAGTGCTTCAAATAAACCTGTAAATAAACCTCTTCCTTGAAATCTTGTTTCTGTCATATAAGTTGCAAGATCACCAAAAGATGACACAGTTGCAAAACCTAATTTACCTGTGCTTTGCAAAAATCTAATAGTCATACCAATTTTTGCTCCTGTAGCATTATCTACTTGATAAACACTACCATCTATTTCTGCGTATTCTTTTTTAAAATTTTCAAAATTAAATTGTTTTGCAATATCTGGATTTACTTTTGCATAATGCACACTTAATATTCTTAACATTCTTTCAAAATTTGCTTTTGGTCTTGTTCCAAGTCTATTCATAGTAGCAATATTTCTTGCTCCAACTTGTAATCCATGCACAACAGATTCTGTTAATCTTTCTGATCCAAATTTTTGATCATATTCAAATCTTGCATCAGCATCTTTAAAATGCAAAATTCTTTCTGCACTTATTTTTTTTGCAATACTAGAAGAACCATAAATATTATCTAAACCTTCTGTTTTAAAATAAACACCCGATCTTAATTTTGTATAAATTTCATCTAATATATCATCTATATTTTCCTCACCACCAAATGTTCTTTCAATATCTAATTTTGTTTTAATATATTCTCTCCATGCTTTTTGATGTACTTTCCAATCAGTTACATCTCTACCTGCTGCACCATTTAATTTATCTGGATCGTGATATTGTCTAGTAATCCAATCTTCTATAATTCCTATATTAGCACCAAGTAAATTTAATTTTTTTCTTATAATTTCAGAATGTTTTTTTATTATAGTAGCAATTAATTGTGCATCTTTTACACCAGAACTTCCAACTTCTACCAATTCTCTATAAATTTCTAAACTTAATTTGTTATCTCTAAAAGCATCTAAAACTTTATTTCTTTTTAAGTCTGAAAAAAAATCTGTAAGAAATTTTTCTTCAAGTGCTACCTGTTCATTACCCAATGATTTTCTCGATCCAAATCCAAAATCTTGTATTCCAACTAAAAATGCTTTTACACCTTTTATTGGATCTTTAAAAAAATTATCTATAATATCATTTGCTTCTGTAATACTTTTAATTGTATCATTAGCTAAATTTTTTTTATTAATAGCTTGTTCTAATTCAATTTCATCTATTACATTTTGAGTAATTTTAGATTCATTAACTTCTATTTCTTTTGATGCTTCATTTTTTTTTAAATTAGATTTTACTTTTGTTAAAACAATTTCTATTTCTTCATCAGTTAAAATATCTTTAACTACATTTTTAACTTCTTGTAGACATTTTTTAATCGACATTATGAACTCCTAATTATACAATTAGTACCAGCTTTAATTCCATTTCTAATTTTATCTTTTTGATTTATTTTATTATCAATTTTTTCTATTTCTTTTAAATTAGTATCAATTTCTTCATTAATTGATTCTTTATTAAATTGAGATTTCATATCTTTAGCTCTTAATGTTAATGTTTCTGCCTCTAATTCTTCTGATTGAATTGTTTTTGATATAGGTTCAGAAATAGTTTCATTTGGATTTACTGTAGCATCATCTCTTGTAATTTTTGTTCTTTCTAATTTATTTTTAGTTTTATTTTCATTTACAATTTTATTAACAATAGCTGATTCTTTTCTTTGTAAATCATCTACTTTATTTCTAAGTTCTTGTACTTTTTTTTGGTCTTTAATTTTTTTAGCTTGTCTTAATTGAGATTTTAATATTTTTTTTTCTGAATCAATATCTAAAAGTTCTTTATTATTTAATCTTGTCGAATTAATTACTTCTCCAGTATTTACTTTTTCATCATTTAAAACTTTAGCCATTGAATGTCTAAATAAATCTTCTTTAAATTCTGGATGTGACTTTGCAAGTCTTTGATATATATTATCTGTTCCTCTAGCTTTTGCGATTGCATCTCCAAGTTTACCAAAACCTAAATGAAAACTTGAACCAATAACAGAACCAAAACCAATATTTAAAAACGCATCCATTTCATCGTATTCTGATTGTTCTGATTTAGCTTGTGAATAAACAATAGGTTCAACTAAAGCATTACCTACTAAACCTTCTAAAGCACCTTTTGAAAGTCTAGCTCTTGTTGCACCCATTCTTGCAACCCAAGATGCAAATCTTGCTTCACGAACAATAGGTATAAAAGATGCTGCAACATTAATTGGATCAAAAAAAGAAGTAACTAATCCTGCTCCTAAATAAAGACTTTTTGCACCCATACCTTGAGGAGCTTTTGAAAGTTTTTGAGATCTTCTGTTTTCAATTTTTTTTCTTTCTACAACATAATCAACAACACCTTTTCTAGTATCTTTTTCAAAAAATAAACCCATATCTGCATATTGTTTATTTAATTCTTCTTTTGGTAAAACTTCATCGCTAACATCTATAGCATCTTGCATTTCAAAAGTTCTCCAAAGAGAATGAGATGGATTTAAATTCCATGCTTGAACAGCTGAAGTTTTTACACCTTCCCAAAGACCTATATTAGCAGTATCAACAGCAGTATTAAAATCATGTTCAGTATTTTTAAAAGTTTTTAAACCAATATTAATCATTAACCTCTACCTTTTCTAGTATCTGGAGTAAAATCTAAATCAGTATATTCATATTCTTCATTGGTAATAGGAAGTTTAGTTGAAGTATCTAAAAAATTAAGTTCTAAAATTTTTCCACTTTTATCAGAAACAACCAATGGAGTTCCATCTTTTCTGGTAACATATAACCATAATCCATCTCCTTTTGGATTTAAATACCAAACAGAATTATCTTTAATATCTTTTTTCATTATCTGGACATTATCTTCTATAGTCATATTTGGATCTACACTTCCATAATGAGATAAATCTATTTTATCTAAATAATTTGTTTCTTTTATCGCATCTAAAATAAAATCAGTTTTTGCTTGAACATCTTTTTGATTAATTGGTTCACCATTAATATCATTTGGAATCCAATAAGTTTCTTTAAAAATATAATCTTTATCAAATTGTTTTACAATTTCTTTTGCAGCACTTTCTTTATCTAAATTTTTGTCAAACATTTTATATAAAGTTGCTTGATACAATGCATCTGTAACTTTGTTTATATGTGCAGCTTGGCTTATTGAACCAATAGGTTGATTATTAATAACTTGGTTGTAACCATCTTCCATTTCTGTTGATATGGCAAATTTAATATCATTTAAATCTGTTGTTTTTAATGCTGTTGAATTTATAATATTTGTTTCTAAAGTTTTAACATCAAATCCTTTTGCAATATCATTTTTTAAATCAAGACTATTTGTGCTTACCATAACTAAAGCACCAGGTGGTAAACCATCACCTTCTAATTGTGAATATACATCAACAATTTTATTTCCATATTTTTTATTTAAAACTTCTAAAAAACCAATTTGATCATTTGGATTTTCAATAGATTTAAATTGTGAAACTAAATTTTTAGATTCTGCTTGACTAATATATTTTCTAAGAGAATTTGGTATTCCTTTTTCATTATAAACATTATCTAATAATAAATTTCTTTCTTGAATTAATGCTATTTCTTGTTCTGTATTATTTGATTCTATAGCAAAAGATATTTTTTCATTTATATCAATTACATTTTTATTTAATTCAAAATAATAACCAGCTGAATCTGTTTGTATTTTTTTAGCTTTTTCACTTGCTACACTTTGTAATACAGATTGTGCATCTTTTTTATATTTTAATTGAGTTCCTTCTATTAAAATATTTTCAATAACATTTGATTCTTCACCATAATTAGAATTTTTTATTTCATTAGAATTAATTCTAACAATATCTGCAATTTCAACTTTTTCTAATACTTCAGCATATCGAACATCTCCCTCAAAAGGAGCAATTAAACTTTCTTTAGAATATATGGATTCTTTTCCATCTTTTGCAGAAACTAAATATTCTTTTAAATTTTTACTTGCTAATGATTGTGATAATTGTTTTGCTTGACCAAATAACTCTGTTCTTGCATCAATAGTTAAATTTGGATAATTTTTTTTATCTTTTAATTTTAAAAAAGTATCTATTGGATTTTTATTTAAATCTTTTTTTGCATCATAATAATCTAATATAACAGGAATATTATTTTTATTAAAATTTCTTGTATCAACATCTTGAACTAAATCATCATCTTCTAATTTAGATAAAGCTAAAGCGGCAGTATCTCTTGCTAATTGATTATCACTAAAAAGATAATCAGTTAAAATATTACTTTTTTTTGTATTTTTTTGATTTTGTGCTTCTTGAACTATGTTTTTATAAACTGCATTATCAACAGCATATATTTTTTTTTGTTCTTCTGCTAAATAATTATTTTCAAATATTCTTTGAACTCCAGATGATGTAGCTTGATTTTTATATTTATTTCTAATTCTAGTGCTTTCATTTTTTAAAAATGAATTAGCTTGTTGTTTATTAATCATTTTAGATGCTTCTTGAACTGCTGAATTTAATTCAATAATAGAATCATTTTCTAATTTAAGAGCTTCTGTTTTATCTTGTATTATTTTTTCTTTAACAGCATAATCGGTAACTGCTTTTTGAATTGGTTGTAAAGCATTAGCCATTGATAAAGGAGCTTGAATACCAGTTGTTACACTAGCTGGTTCTGCTGTTATTCTTCCTTCTGCTCTAAATGTAGGTATCTTTGGCATTATCCTCTACTCCTTGCAAAACTTAAATTAGCTTGTGAATAAATGTCAGATTGAGGTTTAGTTCCAAATGGTGAACCATTTGACATTGTCAATAAACTTGTTCCAGTTGATGTTATGGTTTGTAGTTGTGCCATACGAGCTTGTTGTCTAGCCATTTGACCTTGAACACGAAACATATTAGCTCTTTCAAGAGCTTGTGATTTTGCAACTTTAGAATTGTATTCTATTATTTCTCTTTGTAATTGAGCTTCTTCAGCATTAGCTCTTTGTATTCTTAAAGCTGTTCCAGAAAACCCAATACCAGCTTTTGCAGAAGTAACTCTTTGTTTTCCTTCTAATTTTACAAATTCTTTATCAAATTGTGCAATATCAAATTCTTTTTGTTTATCTATTTGTTCTGCTTGTTGTTCTGAAACTTGTGCATTTCTTTCTTGAATAGATTGATTATATTTACCAATCGCACCTTGTTGTTGATATTGAGCTGCACCTAATGCACCTACTACTGCCATTTGCCAACTCATTTAAAATATCCTCGCATACATATATTGATCAGAACCATCGAAACCAAATTTTTTCATTAAACCTTCTTCCTGTAAACCTAACCATTTAGCAAATTTTAAACCAGTTGTATAGTCAGCTCTTACAGCA